AAGCTGTTTGTTCTGCTAACTGACCGTTTGCTTGAGCTTGAGCTTGAATATTTTGTTGTTGAATCTGTTGATCTCGTTTTTGCTTTCTTTTTCTTCTTTCTTTAAGCATTTGATTAGCCAACTTTATGTTGTTTATTTCTCTAAGATCAATTGCATCTTCTAAATCAATAGCATTTCCTTTTAAAGCTATTTGTATATTCTGTTCTAAGTATTGTCTTTCTTCTTCGTCTGGTTCTAAATTTAAGAATATACCAAAATCATGCATGTTTAAATTACTTATTTCTTCTAAAGTAGAAACATTATATCTTGATATACTATTTTCTAAAGCAGACTTAGTAAATGGATATTCTAAAGAGTCTGATATTCTTAAACATATATTCTCACAAGTTCTTGATGTTAAATATAACATAGCTTGCAATAAGTGTCTAGTTGCTGTATTAGAGTTGGCAGCAGCTAATTTCTGTAAACCAACTAAAGCATTTTTATCTGGAGTACTCCCGTCTCTAGCTTCATTAAGACCCGTAACGTCTCTAATCATTTTTAGATAATACTCATAAGTCTGTATAAGAGATTGTATTTTAGCACCACCTGAGCTAGACTGTAATTCTTGTATAGGAACTTTACCTCTATTAGGATCACCGTCTTGAGTTAAAGATCTACCTACAATACTACCAGTTTGAAAATACATGTTTAATGCCTCAGCAGGATTGTAATTAGTTCCATTACCTAAATCAACCTCTGCTAAACCATCCATATCTAAATATACACCATCTGGTACTATTCTAGACATCACTTGTTGTAGCTTTAAATGTGTTAACTGTATCATATCAGCAAAACCTGTTACTCTACTTACTAAGCTTTCTATTTTACCTTTATACATTCTAGGAGCACATATGCTGTAATTCATTTTAACTCTAGTTGTATCTGCAAAAGGTCTTGTCATGTTTTTAGATAATTCCCAGCTCAACATCATAGGGTGTCCTAGTATTTTAGCGCCGCTATAAAGCGTTTCTATAGTTCTAGAAACTCTTTCAAAGTTATCATTTTCTGGTGGATTAAACGTATCAGGCTTTTCTAAAGCTTTTTCTAAACCTGTTGGTGTTTCTTTTATTTTAAAAACTTGATCGCTATACGTCTTGTATTCAAAGTAAAGTACTTGAACAGTTAAGTTATCATTTTTACCATTAAAACCTCTTAAGTATTCAGAGTTTCCATCATATTTCTGTATAGTTTCTAATTCCGAATCTGTTAAGTAAGGAAATTGCATTTTTAAATCAGCCAAAGATATTGACTTAACTTCGCCTACGTAATATAAATCTTCAAAGTTTGGATCTTCTGTATATGAGTAAACTAAAGTTGATGGATCTACATAGTCTACAGTAATTCCTTCTGCTTGGTTCCAGTTTGTTTTAGTACAAGCAATACCTAAAATTGTTAAATCTTGAGCTATTCTTCTTCTAGTTAAGTCATATTTGTTTCTCTGTAAAACATCATTTATAACTTCTTCTTCTGCTATTTCTATAGACTGCTTATAATCTAATTGTAAATGCAGTTTTATTTCTTCTTCTGTTTCTAATCCTAACTCTTTGTACTGTGGTGATTGAACTTTTTGACCAGTGACTTGTTCTATTTTCTGTGCTAGCTCTCTTTCTCTAACGTCCCTCATTAATTCTTTAGCATAGTCAGTTCTTTTTTTAGTAGAAAAAGGATCAACAGCAAATGCTTTTATTTCATAATTTCTTTGAGACATTCCATTAACAACAATATCCACAAACTTAGGTATCACAGGTACAGGTTTCCAATCAAGGTTTAAATAACTTAAATCTCCATTTATAGCAAGTTCATCTTTGTATTTCTTTGTTGGTTGCTCTGCTCTTGCGTATAATCTTAAACTATGATAGTTATTGTAGTTTACTGCATAACCAGGATTATTAGTACCATATCTATAGTTTTTAAACCATTCTCCCTCAATAGCTCTAGCAACAGCAAGCCCATATTCTAAAGTAGCTTTCTCTGCATCAGGTACTACCTGATCTGGAAAAGAACTATTATTAGTTGTGTAAATCATATATTATTGTATTAATTTAGAAATTGCTCCTTCGTTATTATATCTTTTAATTCCTATGTTTATTTTTTTAGAAACCTTATCTTGAACAGGTCTATACTTATTTTTATTACAAGCCATTATAGCTAGTCCAGAGCTTATAGTAGCATCAAACTTTGTTCTATTGTTTATGTTAAACCTAGACCAATCTATTAGTGTTTTTTGAAAATACATATTACCCATTGAGTTTTGTAATTGACCAACATTGTCGTTTATGTAAGACTCTATAGCTGCAGCATGAGCTTGTTTAATATCTTCACTTGAGTTAGGTATTCCACCTATCTCTCTTTCTGTAGTAGATAACTTATTCCACACTTTATCAGGTCTATTCATGCTAAAACCTCTATAGCCTCTTCTTTTAAAATAATAAAGTAATCTTGGTTTATTGTTTTCTACTAAAATTGGCATGCCGTAAAATATACAAGCCATTAAAACATCTTCAAAAAATATCTCAGCTGTTTGTGGCCTTGATATATATGATTAGGCGGTGCATCTTCCATGCTAAATTTTGTTAATCCATGAAGTGCTCCTTTAGAGCCGCGACCGTCAACAGTGCCAGAAATATCATAACTATCACATCCGAAAGCTCCCATATGATCATTGCCTGGGTATTTAATTCCATTTTTTATTATTACATTATTTTGTATAGAAACTTCAGGAACCCAACTAACTCTAAATCTACCATTAGCATTAGGCATGAAACTAACGCTAGTATCTTTAATCCCATTTTTCCATTGAAAATTACCTATGGATATAATAGCGTTGTTGTTAGCTTCCTCATTAAAATCTATTTGCTCGTATATTTTAACTAGATTAAACAAGCTATCTTTTGTTTCATCCCTAAAAGCATGCTGCTCTGTTCTTGGAAATTGTCTGTAATATTCGTTTAAACTGTCTTGATCTGATTTGAGTCCTTCAACTTCGTTTTCCCAGTGCTCAATAACTCCGACTGTAATTGGTTCACCATCAACTCCTTTGACTGGACTCTTTTGTCCAACGAAGACAGGAAATCCAAAAGTATCCATGAATCCTTCGTAGTTCCATTCCATAGGGATGAAAAGAGAGTAGAGGCCAGAAGATGTTTGTCCGTTTCTATTTCTTTTAGTAACGTCTGAATTGTAATATAATTTTTTGAAGTTGTCTCCACCTTTATCTAAAGCATTTGAAGTTGAGCCCATCATACACTTGCCTACAATCTTTGATCCTAGTCTTAATGTAGTTTTTGTAACTCTCCAGTTATTTAATATATTGTCAGGTCTTTCCCATTTACCACTCTCATCGTGAGCTAATAGTTTTAACTTTTCACCATCATAAGAGTTATCACCTGTATTTTTCCAATCAATAGTTGTGTCAAGTCCATCTAATTCTCTAAGCTGTTCATTCGACTCAAGCTTTCTTCTAGTAAGCTTTGATGCCGGAACACGATATGCCAGTTCAGTTTTTGGCCTGTCCATACCATCTTGAATGGGTTTAAAAAAGAACGGGTAGTTGACTGATATGGGTACAACTTTATCTGTAAACATTTTTTTGGCATCTGAACCAGACTTGGAAAGTATCCCGAATCTAGCATCGGAAGATATTGTAGCTTGGTTGACAAGTTCCGCGCTTGACATAAAAGAGAATCCAGATCGTCTGTTTTTGAGATAGCACATTCCGTAACATCTTGTATCAGCTTTACATGCTTCCCAAAATATAAAGAAGAGTCTGTTTGATTCCCTGTAATCCGGTGCTCCAACGTCGATTTTTGACCACTGCAAATACATGTAATGTGTGCCAGTAATATAAGTAGGAATATTGTTATTATAAAACCAGTAACCTTGTTCTCTTCTTTTGAATTCTTCGTCGATATAATCATACCACTTTTCTTTAAAATCTGATGGGTATTCCTCCCAATCAAACCTACTTTTAATTCTTTTTAATTCTTTTGGATATTCTTGTTTTTCCCAACGTTGCTCCGTTTTTTCTTCACTTCGTTTAAACGGTTCATCTGCTGTTGGTAAAGCAATCCTGAGATTCTGTATTTCAATGATTTGTCCAATTTTTCCAGTTTTACTTATTACTATAAAATCATAATCAGAATTATAACCATAATCCCATTTTTTAAATCTATTGTTTTTAGCTAATATCTTAGGATTTACAACGTCCTTAATTTCTTTCCAAAGAGTTTGTTCGTAACTCACTTACTTCTCCCTTCTGCAAAACCTTTAAAAGTTTTTTGTTCCTTTACTTCTTTAGGTTTTTCATTTAACATATCTTCCTCTTGTTGAATACGATTAAGTATTTCAAAAGCATCAAATATAGCTAGCTTCTTAGTTGCGGCAGCATTCTTCAATCTGTCAGCGCTTACATCATCGTCTGAGTCAACAATCTTTTCTTTTGCTACCTTAATAAGTTCCTCAACTGCTTTTTGCCCAGCTTGGATTATTTTCTTCTTCGTTTCCTTGGTATTCATGAGTTAAAGC